AAAAGAAATTACAATTATTCAAGAAGATCAAAATGTTTTGGAACTTCAACAAGAAATCTTAGAAAATAAATACAGAATTAAATCATTAAGATTAGAATTAGATGGGGGATTTGAAGGCTAATGTTTAAATATATTGCAAGTGTACCATTAATATTAACTCTCCTAGCTTCTTTGTATGGAGGTTTTACTTATACAAATAAACTAACAACACAGATAGATAACTCAACAAAAGAAATTATGATGCTTCGTAAAGATATAGAAAGCATACATCAAATTTATACTGAAAAAACAAATAGAAATACATCTGCTTATACTGAGGCAAGAGAAGAACTAACAAAAGAACTAGCTTCATTCTCAGCTTGGGTTGGTAGAATTGAAGGAGTTGTAAATGCTTTGCGTGATGCTTCTTATAGTATGGCTTCTGAAGCAGAAGTTAGGGCATTAGAAGAAGCAGTTAGAACTAACACAACAAGTTTAAGAGATGTTGGTTATGAAATGAAAGAGTTAGAGAGAAAATTAAGTGGTGGGTACTAATGCGAACTTTATTTTTAGTATTGAGTTTTATACTCATAGTTTCTGCTATTACAAGTCAGACACAAGCAGTTAATGAATATTTAAATAGTTACACTAGCTGTGAAAGAGGAAGAATAGAATTTTATACTGAACTAGATAGACAAGACTACGATCAACGCATGAGCAGTAGTTCAGATTACTTTTCTGATAGTGGTAAAGTAGGCATACGATTTACTTATCCATTACAATCTACCTGCACAAAAGAGTCTATTAATCTAACTTTAGAAAATGAAAGACTAAAACAACAACTTGAACTTTTAAAGCTATGTGGTCGCTACCAGGAATTAGAACTTTCTGATGATTTTAAAGACATCAGAAAAAAATGTAAGGGAATTAAACTAAAGGAAAAAACAGATGCCAATGCAAAGTAGTATAGGACACTTATTAACTAACGATATATCAGCTTTAAATTTAATAATATTAATAATTATTTTATCTATTGTGTGGAAAAAGAAATGAGTAATTGGGATAAAGAATACTCACAAATTTGTAAGGCTTTAGATGAAATAAAATCTGAAGTAAAAGAAAACAGACAAGAAGTAATTAAACTTAAAGAAGAAATGGCAACTGGTAAAGGTGCTATTAGAACTATGTTATTTATTGGGGGAATACTATCAGCTATTTGGGTATTTGTTAAACTACTCGGAGGCCAATCTTAACCTCAACTAAAGGACTATAGATGAATACAAAATCTATCCTGGTTCTTTCTGATACACACTTTCCTTATGTTAAGAAAGAATATTTTAAATGGATAAAAAAACTTAGAGATAAGTTAAAACCAACTTTAGTAGTACACATTGGAGATCTTGTAGATTTTCATAGTATCTCTCAACACTTACATAGTGCAGAGTTACCAAACATTAAATACGAAATAGAAGATGCTAAAAAACATATTAAGCAACTTAGAAAAATATTTAATTGTCCTATGCCAATCATGTGGGGTAATCATGATATACGCATACAAAAAATAGCAGAGAAGTCAGCTATACCAAATTCTTTTCTCAAAGAAATAAATCAAATACTAGACATAGATTCTAAATGGAAATGGACTTGGCACGATAAACTTATTGTAGATCTTCCAAATAAAAACAAAGTATTCTTTACCCATCATTTTAAGTCTAATGCTTTATCTAGTGCAAAAGAACTTGGCCTATCTTTATGTGTGGGCCATCAACATACAAAATCAAGTGTAGAGTATTGGTCTAGTCCAACAGCTTTAAACTTTGCTATGTGTGTAGGTTGTTCTATTGATCCCAAACACGAAGCCTTTAAGTATGGCAAAAACTTTATTAAAAGACCAATCATATCAGTAGGTAGCATCATTAACTCACAGCCTCAAATTCATAGTATGCCTATGAAAGATTCTACCTGGACAGGTGAGGTGTAATGGATAAAATTAATCCTCCTTACTACAGGAAAAAAATAGAAGTAACTGACTACATTATTGAATACGACATGAATTTTTTAGAAGGTAACATTATTAAATATGTCACTCGCTACAAAGAGAAGAATGGAATTGAAGATCTTAAAAAAGCTAAATGGTATTTGGAGAAGTTAATACAATGTACGAAGAATTAAAAGATAGAATTAAACAACATGAAGGTTTTAAATTAGAACCTTATCAACTGTCTTATAAAACAAAAGATGGTAAGAAAGTAAAAGAAGATTTTTTAACTGGTGGTTATGGCCATAAGTTAAGTAAAAACGAAGAAGTACCAACAACCAAAGAAGGTTGGGATCTTTTATTTGAAAAAGATTTTGAACAGGCTTTAAATCAAGCCACCCATTTTATTGATAAAGATAAAATAAAGTTTGAGGCTTTTACCATCATAATTGAAATGGCTTACCAAATGGGAAGTAGCATACATCAATTTAAAAACCTTAAAATGAACTTAGAAGATCAAAACTATGTCCTGGCTAGTGATAGCATGATGGATAGTAAATGGGCCAATCAAACTCCTCGTAGAGCTTCTTGGCTAAGTTTATTAATGAGAGATCTTTAAAAGGAATATGACTCTGAGTTAATTAATCAACTTATCTGATTTTATAACAACTCGTCAAAATCGTTCCAATCTAATTTGTCTTTATCAATATCATCTTCAAATTTAATAATATTTCTTTTAATTAGACTTTTGATATTTTTACCAAGTTGTTCTTTTTGAAAAAACACATCAAAAAAATCAAGTGTTTCATAATATGTTTGTTTATAATCCCATTCATTTTGTTCTTCATTGAAAACAAATTTATCAAATTGAACTCTGAATGTAACTGATGGTTCATATTTAAATTTTTTCATACAGCAAAAACCTCTTTTAATAATTTAATTGGTTTTTTTGTTTTTGGACATCTCATGCCTAATTGATAATCAAATATCCAACCATCATTAAATTTTGAAATGTCATAAACATAAACAGAAAAAACATGATCTTTGAAATCAAGATGATCCCAGTCTTGTTTGCATTGTTTAACTGTATTAATTGCAACTTTACCAATAGTATCATCATGATAAAATGATGAGCCACCATTAATTAAAATTAATCCTAAGTATTTATAATGTTTTTCTTTTTTCATAAGTTACTCGCTTTCGGTTAAGAGTCATATTCACTTTTAAAAGAGCAGTACCTAATTGAAACTAATGTAAGATTCTTTCAGTACATAAATTAATAAAAATTAATTTATAAGTAACTATATCAAATTGGGTTTTTGAAATTTGTAAACCTCAACGGCAACTCCTCAAAAATTAAGAGGTTGCTTTAAGTAGGCAACTAAAAAAAAAAAATAAAAAAAAAGCTTTCTCCCATTTTTTGTTATGTTTTTTTTAATTTTGTTCCTCGCAACATGGCAGTTTGCTTGGGGTGATTTTTTTTATCCACAGGATTTTCTGCCAAAAATTGAAAGGTAAAATTTTTATGAAAATTATAATTACAATACTATTAACAGCATTAGTTGTCATAGAATTTTGTAACTTAGTTATCTACTACGAACAAGTAGGAGATGTACTATGTTAGGATTACTGACAGGAATTTTAGGTGGCAAAGGTGGTGGTCTTTTAGAAACAGGATTAAAAGTTGTTGATGAACTTTATGATAGTCCTGAAGAAAAAAGACAAGCCGAAATAACTTTAGAAAAAATTGAAGCAAAACTAAAAGAAAAACAAATAGATATTAATATTGCACAAGCAAAATCTAAATCATTGTTTGTTGCAGGAGCTAGGCCCTTCATTCAATGGGTATGTGGTATTGGTTTGGCTTATGCCTTCCTGGTAGCACCAACAGTAGAATTTTTTTTACCAGAGATGGATAAAATAGATATTCCAACAGATGTCATGATGGAACTTACACTTGCTACTCTCGGAATGGCAACTCTTAGAACTGTAGAAAAAATTAAGAATGTTCAACGAGATAAGTAATGAGTAAATTAGAAAAAGAAAATAAAGAACTAAAAAAACAAAATGTTTTCTTATTAGATAGGTTAGAAAAAGCCTACAATACTAAAATGTTATTACGACAAGAAAACATGAAATCACAATCAACAGTAGAAACAGTTAAGGAGGCAGTAATTCAAGATGGCAACATATCAAGGTAAAACTGTTAAACTTAACAAGCCAATGAGAGGTGATGTTAAGAAGTTTAAAGTCTTTGTTAAAGATGGAGATAAAGTCAAAAAGATTAACTTCGGTGATCCTAATATGACTATTAAGAAAAATAATCCTGCTAGAAAAAAATCTTATTGTGCAAGATCTGGTGGTATTAAAGGAAAGAATAATAAACTATCTGCTAACTATTGGAGTCGCAGAATGTGGAACTGTTAGTGAGAAGTATAACAGAAGATATACTCTCCTGGTCAAAAGATTTCTTAGAACAACCTAACAAGCACATTAATAATTTACCTGTTTGTCCTTACGCAAAAAAATCTAGGATAGATAACAAAGTATCTATTATTGAACACAATGATAGCAATACTTTATTAGAAGAAGTTATTAATCAAGCTAACAACTTTAAAAATACTGACAAACAAATTTGTATTGTTGCTTGTAATGATTTGTCTATAGATGCTGATGAGTTACACAATTACATACACGCATTAAATTTTGTTTATGTGCCACAAGATATTTACTTGATGCCATTTCACCCTGAAGATGGTGAAGAAGAAATAGATTTTTTACAAGATACACATTGGGAAAGTGATAACGAGTTTCTTATGGTTTTAATACAACCATTTGATGAGTTAGAGAGAGCAAGTTCTCAGCTAACAAAAACAGGATATTATAATAATTGGCCAAAAGATTATTATGATGCAACTGTCAATAAACGAAAACAATATAGGAGATTGCGTCATGAGAGGCATGAAGAAAAAAGTTAATAAGAAAAAAGAAAAAAAGAAAAAAAATAAAAAGAAAAA